CCGACAAAGGCGATCTCGATGCGTTCATTGAACTTAAACAAATACAAGATAAGGAAGAAGCGTTGAAGCGCATGATGATCTGGGAGTTGAATCGCGGAGATTTGTGGACGGAGTATCAGACTTTTCTGAAAACCAGAAAGATGCTCAGAGATAACGAGCGTAGGCGGGCTGAAATAAAAAAGAAGAATCGTCGTGAAGCAATTAAAAATACGTTTATTGTTATATGCGGTGTTATTGCCGTTCTGTCTTTGGTTGGTGCATTCATCATGATGCTCCAGTGGTTTATGAAAGGAAACTAATATGTCCCATCGTATGCATCTTGCAAACAAATCAAATCCGTATCTCAGCGCGGCCATGCGTATGTTTGGAAACCCAGTGTCATCGATTCATAAGTTTGGAGCTAACTTTGACATCGATACAGGCTCTACACCGGAGTCTGTATGGACGGGTGGTGGGCTGTATCCTTGGGATGAGTTTGACAGCGCACAGACGCTCTATTTGATCTCTACAAGCGCATCTGATACCACAACGCTACACATCGAAGGATTAGACGCTAACTACAACCTCCAGAGCGAGACTGTGACGCTGACAGGTACTTCTGCTGTTGCTACCTCAAACACATACATCAGAATCTATCGAATGGCATACGATGCCACAAATGTCGGAACGATCACGGCCAGGGTTGATTCTGGTACAGGGACAGTGGTGGCTCAGATCGATGTTGGGTACGCGCAGACTTTGATGGCGATCTACACCGTACCTGCTGATCACGATGCCTATCTTTTGTGTGGCGATATCACTATCAATGCGTTTCGGGATGTTCAACTCAAATTCTTTGTGAGAGAGAGTGGTAAGCCATTCAGGATCGCGCACATGGCAGAGACTCGCGGAACGTATCGCTATGACTTCCCTGTCCCGATGAAGATACCCGAAAAGAGTGATCTTGATATGAGGATTGATGATGTCAGTCTTAGCAACTCTCGATGTACCGCTAACTTTGATTTGATATTAGTCGCACACTAGAATGAAAAAGCTAGAAAACGGCTCTAATTATGAGCGTTATGATGAAGATGGTGATGGCATTGTTTCCGATGAGGAACTCGCTCATGCTAAGGAAATCATGGAGCTTGAATTAAGAGAGGAGAAAGCCCGTGAGCAAAAGAAAATGGCTTGGGTTGCGATGGTGTCAATGGTCGGCTACGCAATATTACCTATACTGCCGTTGGTGTCTGAGAAACGGTTGGAAACCTTGTCTGCCGTGTCTGATCTTCTTTTTCTCAGTTGTGCGTCCATTGTCGGTATGTACTTTGGTGCGACGGCATATATGAGTCGAAAATGAAGCGAAGGTTGTGTGGTTATATGTATGAAAATCACGAATACCGCACAGACTGTGGAGGCATCTTTTTAAGTAGACCTGTCGGCAGTTGCGATCACTGCGGCAGAACGCAGAGCGGTAAGGAGTTGGATCGTGTTAAATATTCTCAGCAGTCTAGTCCCGGCAGTAAGTAATGTTTTAGACAAGGTTGTCGAAGATAAAGACCAGAAGGCGAAACTCGCGCATGAAATTGCAACACTGGCTGAAAAGCAAGCCCATGAAGCGGCTATGGCTCAAGTTGAAGTCAACAAAGCAGAAGCTCAACACAGATCAATATTTGTCGCAGGATGGAGACCATTCATCGGATGGACTTGTGGAGTCGCGTTGGCGTATCACTTTGTACTTGCTCCACTCATTATATTTGGAGTTGCGTGGTATGGGGCAAAGATACCTGAAATCCCTACGTTTGATATGGACTCGCTCATGACGGTTCTACTAGGAATGTTGGGTTTGGGTGGTATGCGATCATTTGAAAAAGCAAAAGGACTGACGAAATGATGCATCTCGATCAGTTACGGATGCAACTGGAATACGACGAAGGTTGTAAATACGAAATCTACTTAGACCATCTTGGCTTGCCTACGTTCGGTATCGGTCATCTGGTCACAGAAGACGATCCAGAACACGATCAAGAAGTTGGCACACCCGTATCAGAAGAACGTGTCGTGGAAGCCTTTGAAAACGACATACAAGTCACATTGAGCGAGTGTAGAAAGTTATATGAAAACTGGAGCGACTTACCAGATGAGGTTCAGTTAATCATAGCCAATATGATGTTCAATATGGGCAGACCAAGGTTGTCAGGCTTCAAGAAGTTTAATCAGGCCATTGCCAACAAAGAGTGGGAAGAAGCCAGTAAAGAAATGATTGATTCTAAATGGTATCGCCAGGTCACAAATCGCGCAGAGCGTCTTGTACAGCGCATGAAAGCCGTTTCCTGATATAATTTATTGAGACTCCCTACCTAACGCGCTTTGCCCGTTACCCCTAGCGGGTATTTTTTTGTTTTACTTTTACAATTTTTCGCAATAGAATGTAGGTTCACTTACATAGGAGCGATGTAATGAAAACAAGTGAAACCGTGGCACAAATCTTTGCTGCACTTAATCAGGCTCAGGCAGAAATGACCGGAGCAAAGAAGGATGGGGACAACCCCTTTTTTAATTGCAAGTACGCTGATTTGACATCAGTAATCAGAGCAATCAAGACACCTTTTGCCAATGCAGGGCTGTCTTTTGTGCAAGCCCCAATCAATGAAGGCGACAAGATTGGCTGTCAAACCCGCATCTGCCACAGTTCAGGTGAATGGGTTGAGACTGAGATCGTATTCAATCTTCAGAAGCTAGACCCGCAAGCGGCAGGATCAGCCATAACTTATGCCAAGCGTTACACCTTGCAGTCGATGGCAGGTGTCCCATCTGTTGACGATGATGGCGAGATGGCAATGGCGCGTGAGCCTCAGAAGATTAGCGCAGAGGATGCTCAAGCCTTAATTGATCGAATTAACAAGATCAATCGCAGTGTTGAAAAATTCCTCAAGCCATACAATGTTCAGTCAATGTTTGATCTGACAGTAGATCAGGCAAAGAATGCAGAAACTTTAATCACTAATGCGGAGGCAAAAATCAATGGCAAATGTGACCAAGCGAGTAAGTCTAGTGGGCAAAGGGGACAGGTTCAGAAAAGTAGACCAGAAGAAGTTTTCGACAAACTACGAAAAGATATTCAGTAATGGCAAATCTGGATCATCTGACGATGGAAGATCGGAAACTGATCAAAGAGCTAGTCAGACAACTCCAAGTCGGTGAATGGTCTGGGACAATAAAAGATATTGCTGAGAAGTTTGAAATATCACGTTTTGATGTAATGGGCATCTCAGCAGATTTACTTTATAGGGGAGAAATCGATGCGCTATATAGACGCGCCGCAAGGGAGTCCTGAGTGGCATCAGGCCAGATTGGGTTGTCCGTCTGGTTCAGGGTTCAAGAGGCTGATTACATCGCGTGGTGAGCCTTCTACAACTGCTGAGACATATATCAATGAACTCATCGCTGAGAAGATCACTGGCGAGGTTACATTTGTCACTGAAACTGAATGGATGGCTCGCGGTAAAGAATTAGAGATTGACGCTAAAAGCTACTACGAGTTTGACCAGGGTGTTGACATCAATGACGTAGGTTTCATCAAGGATGACAAATATGAATTTGGTGTCAGTCCTGATGGTCTGATTGGCAAAGATGGCGGCATAGAAATCAAATGTCCTAAACCAAGCAACCATGTTCAGTATTTGAGAACCAATAAAGTGCCAAGTATCTACAAAGCACAGATACAAGGTTGTCTGATGGTCACAGAGAGGAAGTGGTGGGACTTCATGAGTTTTCACCCAATGATGGAGCCGCTAATCATTCGGGTGCATCGTGATGAGGAATTTATCAGCAAATTAAGTCGTTTGGTGATTGATGCCTGTAAGACGATTGAAGAAGTAGTCAAAGAGATTGAGGTACGGAGATGAGCGAGTATCAAAAGAGGGAATATCCGAAAGACAATGGTTGGGGCAAATTGTGGGCTAATAATCAAAAAACCAATCCGAATCAGCCTGATTACACAGGCAACCTAGAAACAATGGGTGAGCCGCTAAAGGTTAGCGCATGGAACAACAACGGGATTATGAGTTTCAAGACTAGACCCATGACTCCAGAAGAACGTGAAATGTACTACGCGAAAAAGGCAGAAATGAAGGCAAAACGTGAGGCTGAAGCGAATCGGCACACTGATCAGATCAGACAGAACATCGAGCCAGTTCAACCTAAGACTCCAATGCCAGACCCGAATATCGATGACGAAATACCGTTTTGAGATAAAAGCCCCGCGAACGGGGCTACCTCAAATGGAGCGATGAGGCATTAAGGAGTATACATGACTGAAGTAAAAGCAGACACCATCGATCAGACCAAGAAGACACACAAGATTCCTGAGTCTATTAGAATCAAGATTGTCAAAGACCTGAAAGAGCAGAAAAAACGCAAGGAAGCGTGGCGTAAGTTTTCTGATGTTGAGTTAGCTAAAAAGCATGGCGTTACAACGTCACTGCTCGAATACATGAAAAGGAATATGAAGTGAAATTTCACGAGAAAGAAAACGCCAAGCGCAAACTGAGAATGGCAGAGATTTATCTGATGAAGGCTGACTACAAGTCGGCAGTTCAAAATGCCAATGAAGCGTTGAAGATATTAAAAGAACTGGAGAACCCAAATGTCAGATCGACAGCTAACAGAAAAAGAAAAGCGAAAGATACTGCTACTGCACAATGAAGGGCATAGCTATAAAGTTATTGCCAGGACGGTGATGCGTTCTACTAAGTCGGTTGAACAGGTTGTCAGGGCTTTCAAGTCATCGACTCCATCAGCGTTCAACTTTCCTGAGTACATCAGAAATCCTTGGCCTTACTATGGAAAGCAATGAGAAGGTAAGAACCATTCAGCAGAATCGAGCATTTCATAAATACTGTGAACTGCTCGCGAAGGCTTTGGCTGACGCAGGGCATGAAGATATGCGTACCATTATCAAAGTGCCTATTGCGCCAACCAAAGAACTGGTGAAGTACAATATGGTTCATCCAGTGATGAAAGCCATGTTCCCTGACATCGATTCTTCTGCTGACCTTTCTACAATTCAAATGCAACAACTGTATGAGCAAATGAACCTATTCACATCAGAGCGGCTAGGCGTGAGTGTGGAGTGGCCGCATGAAGAAAAAATGGAGTACACAAATGAATCTAAAAAAACAATTCAATCCGAATGAACACAATGAAAATGGTCAGCCTATTTATGGGATGATGCAAATTAAATTCTGGGTAGGTTGTGAGGGAACAATTTATCCAGAAATGGGGTATTGCTCTTTCAAGGCTGAACAATCTTTCAATAAAGAGACAATGCAACTTTATATGCTTAGTGGTGCGCTCATGGCTATCACTCAAGAGATCGACAAAATCCAGAACCAGATGGGAATGGACTTAGACAAAATAATCTATCCAAAAGACGATGAGACGTTGCAGTAGTTGTCGCAAGAAAGTCCCTGCCGATTCAATATTCCAATCGAATCTCAGGGCTTTCTGTTCGCAAGAATGCCTGATGCAGTACGTTCGGTCACCTAAAGGGGAGAAAACCCGACATAAGGCAATAGAGAGCGATCTGAAGGAACGTAAAGCCAAACTCAAGACCATAGGTCAGTGGATGAAGGAAGCACAAGCGGCATTCAACGCTTATGTGCGAGCCAGAGACCGAAAGAAAGGACATCGCTGTATCTCTTGTGACAAATATCTGAATTACGACAAACCAGGTGGCGAAGTTGATGCAGGTCACTTTTTATCGAGAGGTTCTGCCGCAGGTCACAGTCTAAAATTTCACTTGTGGAACTGTCATGCTCAATGCGTCACCTGCAACCGTTACAAGCAAGGTGCGGCATCTGGTTATCGAGTCGGATTGATCTGGCGTATCGGTCACGAAAAGGTCGAGTGGCTAGAAAACAATGATCATGAGGTTGAGTATTCCGTCGAGTACCTGAAACGGATCAAACGCATTTTTACGAAAAAATATAAAAAAATAGTTTACAAATTCTAGGAATATTCGTAATATCTGTTTTGTGGATAAATTGAACGTGACCACTGGGGTCACAAACCGCATCGGGAGGTGCAAAATGGTTTCTTCTTCTTTCTCTTTCAACATCGGTGATCGCGTGATCATCTTGAATCCATCGCTTGGCGTTTGTGGACGTTCCGCAATCGTTGAGTCTCGCAAGGTATTAGAAGGCTTTGCCTCTGCTACTTATGGTGTTCGTGTCGATGGTGTGTATTGCGTTGTCGAGGAACGTAATCTGATGTCTGTCAGAAATGTAAAGGTCGCGTGAGCGGCCTTTTTTAATGGAGCAAGCAATGGAAAAACTGAACATGAGTTTCGCGGTGATACGCGATGAGAAACAATTCTGGGTAACTTATGAGATGGTGAGGATTAATCATTATCCTGCCACTTGGGAACAGCCAGAAGAAAGCGTCTATGAGTTCATAGACGGATCGGCAGAAGCAGTTCACCTTGAAGATGAGAATATCAAATGTCTCATCGATTATGATGAGTTGCAGAAGCTAGCGGAGGAACACGCAAAGAAGCATGGGGTACAAGTCGGATGAATCAGTTAATCGAATGGAGTTGTTCTGACTGTGGTGAGGTATTTGCCACAGACGAACAGGTTTACTTACACTGTCCTGAGTGTGGTAGCCATAAGTTGTTTGAATCAGATCAACCTGAACCGAAAGGAGAAGATAATGTCACCACAAGCGCATGAAGTACTGGTGTACCTGAAACAGCACAAAACCATTGAGCCAAAAGAGGCTTGGACTAAACTGGGTGTGTATCGTCTAGCGGCACGAATCGCAGAGATGCGAGAAGAAGGTCATGTCATTGAAACTATCAGAGTTCATCAAAAAGATCGAACTTGGTATGGGAAGTATATTTACAAGGGTCAGAATAAAGGGTAGATTAAAAATGTTCCGGACGGGGTGTGAGAAGCCCCTAGCAGACCGGATTGAGATACAGTGAAAAGAAACCCTGTGCCGCACTCCGGAACATGGGTGAAAGTATAGAACACTTTTATATCTTTTCATATCTTCTCAATCTTCACTCCGTCCGTTTAAGTTCTCTCATTGTGGAACAGAACAAAAAAGCAAGTAAGACACAGCTAACCTTTGAGGACGGGAATAAACAGCGTTCAAGGTAACTAGAGATAGTGGGCAGGTGTTATGAGCCTGATGGATTGCCGCCATAAAAATCATTGCTGATGAATTGTTGTGTTGGGACATGGAGTGTCGTTAGTGGGTTACCTAATAGTCCTCTAATGACCCCTATTGTCTAAAAAAAATGGAGCATGAAAATGATTAAGTATATTTGTCCATGTTGTAAATCTCATTTAAGCCTTAATGAGTTTGAAAAATATGATGATGGAAGCAAAACCAAAGAGGCTCAAGAGAGAGCTAGGCGGCATCAAGAAAGAAAAGATGCTTTCGCTAAAAGAAACTCTGAGATTTATGATAGGCGTGAACAAGGTGTGATTTACAGCAAGTTAGCCGCTGAGTTTGATTTAAGTATTGAGCGATTACGTCAGATTTGTCGCAGAGAACCTAAAGTTCGCGCAAAGAGACATTTTGAACAGACAGCGAAAGAAAAGTTCAAAGGGATTAGCTTTTACTCTTGGCAAGAACTCAATAAACATGGCATCGAACACCCAGATCAAGTTGAGCCTTGGTTAAACGCAATGGACAAAGACATCAGACACAATCTCTGTTTGTTTAATCGGCAGTATCAAGAGATTATGACTGCGTGGGGCTTGTTTGTTGATCCGATGACTAAACAAATCAAATCGATTGAAGGGTTGAAATGGAGCAAACATGAATGAAGAACTCAGAACAATGCACCTCTTTGCAGGAGCAGGTGGAGGAATCCTTGCAGACCTCATTCTGGGACACAGACCTATCGTTGCAGTCGAATGGGACAAATACGCTTGTGAAGTCCTCAGAGCCAGAGCCGCAGACGGATGGTTTGACGGAATGTCAGTGTGGGAAGGAGATGTCCAGGTGTTCGATCCATCCGAATACAAAGGACGAGTGGATTGCATCCATGCGGGATTCCCTTGCCAAGATATTAGCCAAGCCGGCAGTCAAAGAGGAGTTGGTGAAGATACAAGATCGGGACTTTACAGACAGGTCTTACGGATTGCAGACGAAGTACAACCTCAATACTTGTTCTTGGAAAACGTCTCAGCAATCGTTAATGGATACGATGGGGCAATGCTCAGAACAGTCGTTGGAGACCTTGCCGCGCGAGGCTACGATTGTGTCTGGCGTTGTTTATCCGCTTCCGAAGTTGGTGCTAACCACAAACGTGACAGATGGTGGCTACTTGCATACCCCAACAGCAACAGCGAATCAGATGAGTCCAACGATGATTCACAAGGCAAATTGGTGGCCGACTCCGACTGCACATTTAGGGCAAGAGAACGGATGCTCTGCGGAGTTCCGAAGAAAGGCTTGTCTCACAGCGGATGCACACAGAAGCATAGGCAGTCAGGGTGGTGGCAAAGTGAACCCAATGTGGGTCGAGTGGCTAATGGGGTGGCCTTTAGGTCACATAGACTTAAAGCGTTAGGCAATGGGCAAGTGCCGCTACAATGTGCCACTGCTTTCTCCATTCTTTGGAAAGAACATTTGATTATAAAAAATGCTTGCAGTTCTACGAAAAGTCATTAGAGTGATAGATGCAAATTCACTAATGGAGCGGATTATGGACTACACAGCTATTTTCATTTTGTTTTTGGTGGGCGGCTTGTTTCTGGCCTTCAACGCTATCCTAGCGAAATTTGCTGATCATTTGCCTGAATGGATTCTTCCAAAGGGGTACTACGACAATGATCGCTAAGTACCCAACGTGTCCTAATTGCGGCGATCTGGTTCTCAGGGAGCATCTCAACAAGGGTCAAGAGGTTTGTCGCTTCTGCGGCCCTACACGAGACTTAGACACCTATGGCGAACTAGAAAAAGAGCGTTTTGATGCTTGGTTTAATCAGTATATAGATGATCAATTAGACCAAGTCACTCACAAACTTTTTATGTTGAAAAACATTACTCAATGAAATATTACACAGACCCGATGGCGGCACTTGATGCCGCCACATCTTTCTTGCGTGGCAACACCAGACCTTATGTACTGATTGGAAGGACACGAAAAGGATATAGGTTGATAGACCCAATGAGCGATAAAAAATTTTATTGCAAAGTCATCGGAAAGTTCGATCGCAAAATTTCATGATATAATTGACTCCACTGACTGACAGGTGAAACAGGTTGGAGCAAATGTCACAATTAAGTGTGAACTACGTCAGCACTGACGATCTCATACCATATGCGATGAACTCGCGTACTCATTCAGATACCCAAGTCGATCAAGTAGCGGCAAGCATCACTGAGTTTGGGTTTACCAATCCAATCCTTGTTGACGACTTCAACGTTATTATTGCAGGGCATGGACGACTCATGGCCGCAAAGAAACTTGGTATGGATAAAGTACCCACGATTACTCTTGGTAATCTGACAGAAGCACAGCGCAAAGCCTATGTCATCGCAGATAATAAACTTGCACTGAACGCAGGTTGGGACGATCAAGCATTACAGGCAGAACTAGAACGCCTCAAAGAGCTAGACTTTGACCTGGAGCTAACAGGCTTTGATGCTGACGAGTTAGCTAAGTTGCTCGAACCAGAACAGGTAGAAGGTCTGACAGACGAAGATGATGTCCCTGACGTACCTGAAAACCCAGTTAGCCGTGAGGGTGATATATGGGTATGTGGTAACCACAAGATCATTTGCGGAGATAGCACTAATCCGCAACATATTGAGAATTTACTTGGTTCTGTAAAGCCACATTTAATGGTTACTGATCCGCCATACGGTGTTGAATACGATGCCGATTGGAGAAACAAAGCAAAGCGAGCAGATGGCTCTGTTATTGGCGGCTCTGCTTTAGGCGTAGTCGAAAACGATGACAAGGCAGATTGGCGAGAAGCGTGGGCATTGTTTGAAGGCGATGTTGCGTATGTTTGGCATAGTGGGTTATTTGCAGGAACGGTGGCAGATAGCTTAACAGCGTGTGATTTTACGCTTAGATCGCAAATTATCTGGGCAAAGTCCAATTTTGCTATTGGACGTGGTGATTATCATTGGCATCATGAACCTTGTTGGTATGCTGTTAGAAAAAGTAAAAAAGGGCATTATTCAGGAGATAGAAAGCAAACGACTTTGTGGCGTATTGATAAACCTATGAAGTCAGAAACTGGACACTCGACGCAGAAACCTGTCGAATGTATGCGTAAGCCTATCGAAAACAATTCATCGGTTGGTCAGGCAGTCTATGAGCCTTTTAGCGGTAGTGGCACAACGATGATTGCTTGTGAGCAAACAGGACGACACTGTTATGCCGTAGAATTGAATCCTGCTTACGTTGATATTGCAGTAAAGCGTTGGCAAGACTTCGCAGGCAAGAAGGCTGTTCTTGAATCAACTGGTCAGACATTTGATGAGGTATCAAGTGGCGAAGCGCGGTAGACAAGGTGAAGGTGGCGGCAGACCAATCGCTTCTTTTGATAAAGCACAAGTTGCTCAAGTAGAGGCACTCGCCGCTGTATTGTCTAAAGGTCAGATGGCTGATTATTTTGGCATATCGGAGAATACTTTCCGCGCTATTGAAGAACGGCAACCAGAAGTTTTTGAGGCGTATCAAAAAGGTAGAGGCAAAGCAATCGCATCTGTTGGCTCAAATCTGATATCTCAGGCCAGAAAAGGAAATACGTCGGCTACTATTTTTTATTTGAAAACACAGGCCGGATGGCGCGAGGAACAACAGCCTAATCAAGAAATCCCTTTATTCATAATACATACTCATGCATCTGACTAAACCGCAAAGCAAAATATTCAAAGACGACACAAGATTTAGAGTCATTGTTGCGGGTAGACGATTTGGCAAGACGTTTTTGTCAACTGCTGAACTGATCATCAGCGCAATCAAATCATCAGAAAGAAATGTCTGGTATGTTGCTCCTACTTACAAAGCGGCAAAAGAAATCGCTTGGGATATGCTAATCAATTCACTGCCACGCGAATACATACGCAAGACCAATGAATCATCGCTGACTATTACTTTAATCAATGGTTCGACTATCAGCCTGAAGGGAGCAGAAAAAGCAGACAACTTGCGAGGCAGGGCTTTAGATTTTTGCGTACTCGATGAGTTTGCTGATATGCGTCCAGAAACTTGGTACGAGGTCATTAGACCTTCACTTTCAGATCGTAATGGAAACGCTATGTTCATCGGTACGCCAAAAGGCAGAAATCACTTCTATGACCTCTGGACTAAAGGTGCTGACAAAGACGAGGAATGGAGTTCATATCAATACACCACAATCCAGGGCGGTCAGGTTACAGAAGAAGAAATCGAATCAGCCAAGCGTGACCTGGATGAAAGAACATTCAATCAAGAGTATCAGGCTCAGTTCGTCAACTACTCAGGAATCATCTACTACAACTTCAATCGAGAAGAATCGATAGCCAAAGTAGGCGATAATGACTCACCACTGCACATTGGCATGGACTTTAACCTAGACCCGATGTCAGCAGTCGTAGCAATCAGAGATGGCGGCGCGATTTATATCATTGATGAGGTCGTCATCTATGGGTCTAACACGGATGAGATTGTAGATGAGATCAAGACGCGCTACCCGCAAAGGCAGATCACGATTTATCCAGACCCTGCATCTCGACAGAGAAAGACATCGGCAGGTGGACGGACAGACCTCTCAATCCTCCAAAACGCAGGGTTTAACGTCAGAGTCAGAGATAAGCACTCAAGCATCAGAGACAGAATCAACTCAGTCAACGCCAGACTCATGAGCGCAGATGGTCAGCGGCATTTGTACGTCAACCCCAAGTGCAAACAGACGATCAGGTCATTGGAGAGGCAGACTTACAAGGAAGGCACGAATCAACCAGACAAAGATTCAGGTTTCGATCACATGAATGATGCTTTGGGCTACTTAATTGATTTTCTGTATCCTATTAAGAGACAATACGATATACCGCAACCGACTAGGTGGACGTAATTGTGTCGCAAGAAATTACTTATACCCATCCCGACTATGATGACTATCAGGATCAGTGGGAATTTCACCTGCGATCATATCTTGGTGGCGAACACTACAAAGACGGTAAATACCTGGTTCAATACCTCAACGAAGACAAGAACGAGTATGCTAGACGGTTAGAACTGACTCCGATTGATAACCACTGCGCGAACGTGGTGCACATCTATTCGTCATTCTTGTGGCGTAATCCTCCGGTTCGACAGTATAACTCAATGGAAGGATCGCCAGTTCTCATTCCAATGATGCGTGACATTGACCTTGATGGCCGTTCGCTCGATGCCTTTATGAAGGAAGCGCAAATCTGGTCAGCAGTTTATGGTCATGTCTGGATTATCGTAGACAAACCTGCAAGCAATGCAGGAACACGGGCAGAAGAACTAGAACAAGGCATTCGTCCATATTTCAATCTTTACACACCTGAAAACGTCTTTGATTGGCGTTGGGAGCGCACTGCGTCAGGTCGTCAGAAGTTGGTCTACCTCAAGGTGCGTGAATCAATCACCAGAGAGACTGCCACTGAATCTGTTGTGTACTTCCGTGTATGGTCAGAGGAAACGGTTGAACTCTACGAGGTCAACAACGACACAGAGCGTCTGGTTGAGTCAGTTGATAATCCGATTGGCTACATTCCTGCGGTGTACTGTCCTGCGGCTAGAACCGTGACTCGCGGTATCGGTAAGTCAGATATTGCTGATATTGCGATCATGCAGAAGGCCATCTATCAAGAATTATCAGAGATCGAGCAATTGATTCGTATCTCTAATCACCCAACACTGGTCAAAACTTATGACACAGATGCGTCAGCGGGGGCAGGTGGGATCGTCCATATGCCTGATGAGCTAGACGCTAACCTCAGACCATTCTTGCTGCAGCCAAATGGAGGCAACCTTACTGCTGTCATGGATAGCATCCAGAAGAAGACTGAAGCGATCAATAGGATGGCTCACCTGGGAGCCGTTCGCGGAACGGATGCTGTGAAAGCATCGGGTATTGCCTTGCAGACAGAGTTCCAGTTACTTAACGCTAAATTGGCTGAGAAGGCTGATTTGCTTCAGTTGGCAGAAGAACAGTTGTGGTTCTTTGTGTGTATTTGGCAAGGAGTTACCCCTGATGTCGAGATCAACTATCCAGACTCATTCGATATACGCGATTATCCGAATGAACTCCAGTTCCTTCAAATGGCTCGCGCATCAGGCGTGGACTCGCCTACGTTCATGCGGGAAGTTGACAAGCAGATCGTCGATTTGGTGTTAGACGACGAACTACTACACAAAGCCCATGAAGAAATCGATACGGCCAGACAACTTGGGGACTTTAGCCCGACTGAGAGTGAGTGATGGCGGCTGACATTGATCATGCAAGGATTGTTGAAGCCCTAGCAAATAGTCATGAGCGCAGGATTTTATCTATTCTGCAACAGCTAGAGGAAAGGGTCGCCGCTTATGCAATCACTGCCCCGACTCAAGATGGACGGTTGTTCGACCTGGCATGGTCACTCCAAGCTAGAACCGACATCGAACGCATTATGCGTGAAACCTATCTCACGGAGGCAGATTCAATCGTCAGGGAATATGATCAAGTATTTGAATCGATCCAAAAGATGTTCCAAAAATACGAATCGTTCGTCGGAGTCTCACCAGAAGTCGTATCGAATCTTCAACGTGTATCGTTTCAAGGCTTTCAAGATGTTGCGGCCACGTTCTCAAACGAACTTGCCGATGAGTTATATCAGAACTCGCTTGTCGGTCGTCCGGTCGCAGAGTCAGTTAAAAACCTCAGACAAAAAATCAACGGGGTATACATTCAGTCGGATCAGGCTGAGATACAACGCTTGGTTAATATTGCGAACGCAGGTGGTGAAGGAGCGGAGGAAGCAGTTCGAGAACTTCATCAAACATATGCCGCTGACCGCACAGGTAACAATATGCGGAGATACGCGAGGCAGATGGTTCACGACTCCATTATGCAATTCGATGCGGGCATCAATACAGCGGCGGGAAAAGAAGTTGGAGCTACGCTTTGGAAATATTACGGGTCAGTCGTCCAAGATTCGCGCCCGCACTGCGTAAAATATGCAGGGAAACTGTTTACTGAGGATGAGATCAGAGAAATCTGGACTGAGACCAATTGGGCAGGAAAAGCTGATGGCGATCCGTTTATTGTTCGCGGTGGATACAACTGTCGTCACCATTGGCGGCCAGTGTTTGATATAGAGGATGACTAATGCCTGAAATGCTGAAGCGTAAGCTAGAAAGAATTTGCAAACAGCGTGGATATACAAAAGAGCGTTGCGCTCGATATGTCTATGGGACTTTGCGAAAAACAGGGTACACACCCAAACGTAAATAACTCGAAAAGAGGTTCGTAACATGAGCGATAAAGAAATCATGGCTGATGAAGCATCAATGGAACAACCAGGTGAGCAACAGGCCACAACTCAAGCGTCTGAGAAGACGTTCACACAAACAGAACTGGAAGGGATTATCGAGCAACGCCTAGCGCGAGAACGTAAGAAGTTCCAAAAGCAGATCGAGGGAGTAGACCTAGATGAAGCACGACAGCTACTACAAGCCAAACAGGAACAAGAGATTGAACGCCAAAAAGAAAAAGGTGAATTCGAGAAGGTCTTACAGCAACTCGCAGAAAAGAAAGATGCGGAAATAAATCAGTACAAATCTAAACTGCATGAGATTCAGGTTGATGGTGCGTTGATCAATGCGGCATCACAAAGTAACGCAGTCCAACCAGAACAGGTCGTCGCTTTGCTCAAGAGCCAGACAAGGCTCGCAGACGATGGGTCTGTGGAAATTTTGGATAAAACTGGAGCTGTGCGATATAATGACAATGGAACATCTATGACTGTCAATGAGTTGGTCAATGAGTTCCTTACTGCTAACCCTCATTTTGTGAAGGCATCACCTAGTGGTGTTGGATCGCAGGGTGCGGCAGGTGGCTCTACACAGAAGCCTAATACTGTGGCTGATATGCTTGCTAACTGGGAAAACGGTGGGCGGCAAGCCTACGCCACGTTAAAGGGCAAGCGATAACTCGTTTGTAAATTTATTCTGTAAAGGAGAGGCATCATGGCCGCATCTACTACTACAACTCTTGACGATCTGTTCGTCAATATCATTGCTCAAGCACGATTCACAGCAGAGGAAAACGCTTTGCTTCGCAACTTGGTCACTGTCTATGACATCAGTGGTCAGGAAGGTAAAACTGTTCAAGTGCCTAAGTACCCATCAGTTACAGCGGCTTTGCTGACTGAAGGTACTGATATGTCATCAACAACTGTCTCTACATCTTCAGTGTCAGTAACTGTTGCTGAGAACGGAGCGCAAGTGTTCTTGACTGATATGGCGGCTATGGGTGCAGGTAACCCTGCTGACGAGCTAGGAACAGTCCTTGGTAACTCAATCGCTACTAAGATGGATAAAGACGTAATCGCCCTGTTCGATGGTCTTTCAACATCTATCGGTGCGGCGGCAACAGAGTTGACTGCATCTCACCTGTTCCAAGCGGCGGCGACTATCCGTTCAAACGGCATCACTAGCCCATTGGTTGGCGTATTCCATCCGAAGCAGATTTACAACTTGATTGCTAACTTGACTGCATCAGGTGTGAATCCAAATGGCGGTGACCTCCAGAACGAAGCAATGCGTACTGGTTTCGTTGGAACTATCGCAGGTATTGATCTGTATCAGTCATCCAACATCACTGTTGATGCGAACGATGACGCGAAAGGTGCAGTCTTTGCCCGTGAAGCATTCGCAATGGCTATGAAGCGCGACTTCAACTTAGAGCCAGAGCGTGACGCCTCAAACCGTGGTTTCGAGTTGAACGCAACTGCGATCTACGGTGTAGCAGAACTTGACGATAGCTTCGGTGTCGAAATGTTCTTTGATGCGGCAATCTAAGCCCGACAGCCCCACTCCGGTGGGGCTTTTTACTGAGGATTAGAAATGGCAGTAGTTAAGTTATTTGAAGATCAGACAGCAAACGCGAACGGTGATACGTTTTCAATTGCAGGTGGTCGGTACATCCTACAGGCATTTGGCACGTTCGATACTTGCTCGATGACTGTTCAAGTTTCTCACGATGGATCAGATTGGACGACTTACGGCACAGTGACAGCGATCACTGCGGCAAAGGCAGTTGATCTCGATTTACCAAAGGGTCTGTTTATTCGTGGGGTGATGGCATCTGTTGGTGCTAGCACTTCAGCAAGTCTGTTCCTGATTGGCTGATACTCATGGCGACTGCAAAGAAAGCTAATCCGAAAATCTGGGAACGAGCGAAAGCCAAAGCCAGACGGAAGATGGGCGGTCATTCCGCCAGAGCTATGCAGTTAGCCGTGAAGTATTACAAAGATATGGGCGGTCGCTATGTCGGACGAAAGAGTGGTCGGACAGGGCTGTCGAAATGGACTAAACAAGATTGGGGTTATGTTGGCAAAGAAGGCAAATCCCGCTATTTACCAAAGGCGGCACGAAAGTCTTTGAGCCGTGGTCAGAAAGCGGCAGGTAGTCGCGCCAAAAACAAAGCCACAAAAACAGGTAGCAGACGCGCACCATATACTGCGGCAGAACGCAGAGCGGTAAGGAGAGCTACCAAGTGATTAATTATCGCGGAATCAAGTTTGCAGGTTACAACAAAGCAAAGCGCACCCCGAATCATCCAAAGAAATCTCATGCTGTGTTGGCTAAGAAAGGCGATAAAGTCAAACTCATTCGCTTTGGTCAGCAGGGTGTAAAAGGCTCGCCATATCGTAAAGGGGAGTCAGCGGCTAACAGAGCCAGAAGACAGGCATGGAAAAAACGCCACGCCAGGAATATTCAGCGCGGTGTGTTCAGTGCGGCATATTGGGCAAACAAGGTGAAGTGGTGATGTACTACACAAAGACGGGTAAACGCTATACAGGCAAGTTTCATCGCATGGCAAACGGCGTTTTGCATACAGGTGCAAAGCACACATCCAGGTCACGCAGGTTATATACTAAATCGCAGATAAATCGGATGCGTAAGAGGAAACGGTAATGGCATTTTCTACTGATTCAGATTTGACAGCGATTCAGCCTGACATCTTGTCGCTAGGGATTACGACTTTTGCTGATGAACACGCGAAAGCAGAGGCAGATATTAAGCGAGAGATTCGTCATCGTTGGTGGCCTCGCACTGGCTTCAAGGGTGAGATGAAAGATTCGTTGCTGACAGAAAGTCAGTGGACTCGCGCAAACGCTTATCTGGTTCTTTGGAAGTACGCACTACCTCAGTTGACCAACTGGGTTGATGGCGACAGATTCCGTGAAATGATCAACTTCTACCGTGACCTGTTTAATCAGGAGATGGAGTCAGTATTCAATGATGGTGTTGAATACGACTATGACGAAGACGGAACAATTCAGGACGATGAGAAAGACCTGACCTTTGAGGGACGGTTGACTCGATGAAAGTGGAAGTCAATGCAACTAGGGTGACAGCATTACTTGATCGAGAGATCAAAGCTACCCCTAAGAAGATTGATAGAGCATTGTCTATGACTGCTCAACAAGGCATCAATGTCATTCTTGATCGCACCGAAAAAGGTATCGGTTATATCGGCAGGTTTGCTCCATATACTCCTGCATATGCCAAGTTCAGAGCCAAAAAGGGACTCAAAGTTTCTCCAGTAGACCTTAACTTCAGCGACAATATGCTTTCGTCTATTGCTTCACGCAGAGTCAGTAAAGGTCTGTACGAAATCTATTTCACGAGAGCGGTAGAGGCTAAGAAAGCGGTTTTCAACAATATTAAGCGTCCGTTCTTTGGCTTTAACACGAAAGAGAAAGGCAATCTGAGTCGGTTCTTCCGTAAGGCGGTGATGAGATGAGTATCCGTGAAGATGTGGCTTCAAACATCGTAACAACGCTTCAAGCGGCAACGACACCTGTCACTCCAAAGTTAGTGACCAGAGAGCCGTTTGAATTTGATGAAATATCGAATGCTCAATTCCCTGCGATCTTGGTACAGACTGCATCAGAAAGCAGAGAAGATATTACGATTGGTGACGGATCGATTAGGCGAGAAGGAATCATAACGTACCAATTATTTGGCTTTGTAAAATCTAGCACTGTCGATACAGCCAGAAACAACCTAATCGAGACAATTGAAGAAGCTCTCGACACAGACAGAACACGAAACGGAAATGCGCTAGATACGCAGGTCGTTTCTATTGAGACTGACGAGGGGGCAATTGCTCCTGTCGGTGGAATTATAGTCACTGTTGAAGTGATGTATAATTTCGTCAGGGGTAATACCTGATAGAGCCTTACGGCAAACCTTAACCTTGCGAGGAAATTGAAATGGCAACACACAAGGGTTCTGAAGGAGTCGTCAAAGTCGGCTCTAACACGGTAGCAGAGGTTCGTGATTGGTCAATCTCAATCACTGCTGACACTTTAGAAGATACAACGATGGGTGATACTGCGCGTACCTACAAGCCATCGCTGACTGCGGCTACTGGTTCAATCTCATGTTTATGGGATGAAACAGATACGTCTGGACAAAACGCGATGACAGCGGCGGCTGAAATCACTTTGAATCTATATCCAGAAGGTTCTGATTCAGGTGATCATTACTACACAGCATCAGTAATCATCACTGACGAGACAGCTTCTGCGGCATATGACGGAATGGTTGAGCGTAATTTCAACTTTACAGCGAACGGTGCAGTCACATTCGGCACAGTAGCGTAATCGAGTTATCGGCTAGGGTAGCCCCCGAAAAGCAGGTACTCCGTAGCCTGTCTGCCGATGACACTAAATACGGGCTTTGACGGAGAAGCAAATGAGTATTTTGGATCGTGCAAAGGCACATTTTGACCTTCAAGGAGTTACACGAATTGAAGTCCCAGAATGGCCTGATGAGAAAGGCAATCCGACTGTCATGTACAGTCAGCCGTTCACTTTAGCAGACCGAAAAAAACTGATTAAGTTTGCACAAGAAGATGACCTAGAATTTATTGTTCGATTGGTCATCATGAAGTGCGAAACTCAGGATGGTGATAAGGCGTTTGATTTGAGTGACAAGCCAGTGTTGATGAATAAGGTAGACCCTAATGTCATTGCACGAATAGCCGCTAGCATCACAACGACACCATCGACGAGCGATCAGTTGGGAAACTAACGAACGATCCTGAGATGAAAGCCAAGTATGTTTTGGCTGAGTCTCTGCATAAAACAGTGGCAGAGATTGAGCAATTATCATATGAGGAGTTCAACGGATGGATCGCTTATTTTGAGATGAGGCGTAAAGATGGCAACTGAAGATATTAAAATACGTCTATCGGCTGAAGATCAAGCTTCATCTCAGTTAAAAAACCTCAGAAACAACATTGATGGCGTTTCTAATTCAGCAAGAAATACTGCACAACAAGCCAGAAACCTTACTGGTAGTCTTGGTGGCATAGGACGCAGTGCAGGTCAAGCAGGTATCCAGTTCCAACAATTCGTCGGTCAGGTTCAAGGTGGTGTGAACCCAATGGTCGCTCTGTCACAACAGGCGGCTGACTTGGGTATTGTCTTGGGTGCGCCTTTGGTCGGTGTTGTAGTCGCTCTAGCCGCATCACTAGGTACGGTCTTATTACCTACCTTATTGGCTACCAGTAAGTCATTCGCTGACCTATCTAAAGAAATCAAGTCTGTCGGCCTCGATCTTGATGATCTTCCTGCTGAAGTTATAGCCGCTGAGACTGATCGTCTGAAAGAGGCGGCAAATGATGCGACAGCCGCACTAAACTCGCAAAACGAAGCAATCAAAAAGGCCACGCTAAGGCTCAGAGAAGAAGAAGAAATTTTACGACTTGCAGGAATTGCCGAAAAAGATATTGCAAAACAGACTTTAGCCTATCGCGGTGAAGTCGAAAGGTTATCGGAGAAGATACCAAAACTCACATCAGAGGTGATCATATCAACCGCCAGACTTAAGAACTTTGAATCAGAGTTCAGAGGTGCAAGCGGAGAGATTAAACAGTTCTCATTTGAGACAGATAAGTTCATCAGAACGAAAGCCAATTTTGAGGGCATTTTCAGGACAGCAGATGAGGTTTTTGACTCTGACCCAATCACAAGCGATTTAACTAAGGTCATCAAGTTTACAGAAGAAACAACGACATCATTCCAAACGCTAGGCGAAGAAGTCAAAATGACAGCCATGAGCATGGACGATGTTGGTAAGCGTGGGTTGAAGGGAATGGAAGATGGTCTGGTTGATCTGATCAACGGGACTAAATCTGCATCTGAAGCATTTAAGAGTATGGCAACATCAATCATCAATGATCTGATCAGGATGTACATACAACAACAAATCACAGCACCTTTATTCAATACATTGTTTGGTCAATCGCCCACTACATACACAACGGTTTCTGGTTCTGCTAACCCGACTATCGGTGCGCCCCTTGCTGATTTCAATGGCGGTGGATATACGGGAATGGGGTCGCGTTCTGGAGGCATTGATGGCAAAGGTGGCTTCCCAGCAATTCTGCACCCAAATGAGACAGTTGTTGATCATACAAAAGGTCAGAGCATGGGCGGCACTGTCAACGTCACTCTCAATATCTCAACTGGTGTTGCTCAAACTGTCAGAACTGAGATTGCGTCATTGCTTCCACAGATCACAGCGGCAACAAAACAAGCAGTTGTTGATGCGCGTAGGCGTGGCGGTTCATTTGCTAATGCGTTTGGAGGTTAAACATGGCGATCAGTTATCCTTTATCGACTCCAACCGTAACAGGTATTCAGTCAATCCGATTGATTGCTAGAAATACAATTGCAGTCACCACATCACCGTTCACATACAAGCAACAAATCTTGAAGCATTCTGGCGCACGTTGGGAAGCAGATATTACCCTGCCTCCAATGAAGCGTGAGAAAGCAGAAGAATGGAATGCTTTTCTGCTAAGTCTGAATGGTCAGTACGGCACATTTTTACTTGCCGATCCATTGGGTGCGACTCCTCGCGGTTCAGCATCATCTGCACCTGGTACTCCATTGGTCAACGGTGCGAGTCAGACAGGAAACATTCTGGCGATTGATGGCTGTCCTAACAGCGCAACTGGTTACCTCAAGGCAGGGGATTACATCCAATTGGGTTCAGCGTCGAGTACGCGCCTTTATAAAGTACTAGAAGACATTGATACCAATGCAAGTGGTGAAGCAAGCATCAGCATTTGGCCTGATCTGCGTGAATCTCCATCGGACAACCAGGCTGTTACCGTTAGCAACGCCAAAGGGTTATTCCGGTTAGCATCTAACGAATCATCTTTCAATATCAACCAAGCAAGCGTTTACGGAATTACATTTGGTGCAGTGGAGGCGATATGAGTCGTTCTGTATCCAGTGGGTTTTCTGATGCGATTCAGAATGATGTCGTAAAGCCATTCCTTGCAGTCGATCTTGCATTTGACTCAGGCAATGTCAGAGCCTGGACAGGGCTTGGTACTTTATCGGTTGGCGGTGTTGATTATGTTGGTACTGCGACAATCATGTCCGTCTCTCCTATTGAGGAGACCATAGAAGTAGCCGCCAGAGGCGCACAGTTCATCCTGACAGGCATTCCATCTGATCTTCTATCCCTAGCCTTATCTGAGCCATATCAAGGCCGTATAGCCAAGATTTACTTCGGCATGATGTCTGTCCCTGAACGCTTACTTACAGAGGCAGGAGCAATCATCACCACAGAAAATTTATTGCCTTTGGATATTTCGTCAGGCAATCAGTCTGAGTTGGTGGAGATATTCTCAGGCTTCATGGATACCATGCAGATCGCAGATGAGGTTGAAACATCGACGATTACGCTGACAGCAGAAAACAGATTGATTTCGTTGGAGCGTCCGAATACCAGACGCTATACATCAGAAGATCAGAAGCGTGAGTTTTCTGCCGATCTTGGATTGGATTTCGTCAACGATTTACAAGATAAGGAAATCAAATGGGGCGGAGGCTAGAGTTTCAAGAGTCTGAACTTAGACCGAATGGGCGAGTTGCTAACTGGGAAAGCAAGCTCAGTGAGTTTGTTCAATCGAAATCAGATACGCCTTTTGCATGGGGTCAGCACGATTGCGCGAGTTTTGCGATGAAGGCGATTGAGGTTTTGACTCTGGAATACCCGATTGATCTTGAATGGAACAGTGCGTTTCAGGCTAAACGGTTACTTGATGAAAAATCATTGATCGAGCGAGCCGATGAAATCTGGACTCCGGTTGATGTGTCTTTATGTAAGCGAGGAGACTTGGTTGCTACAATGACACCTGATGGCGTGGCTTTGGGAATCTTTCTTTCTCCAGCTGCCGCATTTGCATCAGAAGTTGGTCTGGCATGTCGAGGCCGTCACGAACTCATCAAAGCGTGGAGCATATAAGATGCCACAAGTAGCGGCGGCGGCGACAATTAGTGCAGGAGTTGGGACAGCATTGGCGAGTAATGCCGCTATTGCGGCGGCGGGCGGAACAATGGCGTTTTTCGGAACTGAGTTCGCTGTCTCATTTGCTCTTGGCGCAGTATCTCAGGCGTTAGCTAAAAAGCCACAAGCCAGTTTTGAGAATGCAGGACGCAACTCATTTATCAAACAACCAGTTGCAAGCCGTGAAATTGTTTATGGCACAGCAAGACAATCTGGGCCGCTAGTCTACGTTGAATCAACAAATGACGATCAATATCTTCATCTAGTTATTGCATTGGCAGGACATGAGGTTGAGGAAATTCAGACCATCATCGTCAATGATGAAGAACTGACATTGGATGGCAGTGGAGTTTGTACTGCACCGACTAAATACGCCAACTTGCTTCGCATCAAGAAGCACACGGGAACAGATGACCAGGCGGCTGACGCTGATCTGGTTGCAGAATCTAATGGTCTTTGGACTAACGCACACAGACTGCGTGGGATTGCTTATATCTACGCACGTTTAGAGTTCAGTCAGGATGCGTTTCCATCAGGAATCCCATCCATATCTGCAATCGTCAAAGGTAAAAAAGTCTACGATCCACGCACAGCAACTACTGCGTACTCCAACAATGCGGCACTGATTATTCGTGACTACCTGACTGATAGTGATTATGGATTAGGCGCAAGCGCATCAGAGATTAACGACACAGCATTCATTGAAGCGGCAAACATCTGTGATGAAGATGTCACATTAGCGGACAGTGGTACTGAAAACCGCTATGAAGCCAATGGAATTATCGATTCAGGTGCGACACCAAAGAGCAATCTGGAAGCACTACTAACTTCATGTGGCGGAACTGTCTACTACACAGGTGGCAAGTGGACGCTTAAAGTTGCGGCATATTCTGCGCCAGTCATGTCACTGACGAACGATGATCTGCGTGGAGTAATTGAAATTCAGACGCGCCAATCGCGCAGAGACAACTTCAATGGAGTCAAAGGTGTCTTTGTATCACCTGACTCTAACTGGCAACCAACAGATTACCCTGCGGTCACATCAGCGACATTTGAGACGGTTGATGGTGGCGAACAGAATCTACTCGATCTGGAACTGCCATACACCACATCGTCAGCAATGGCACAACGTCTGGCAAAAATCGTTCTGTACAAACAACGTCAGCAGTTGGTGATGAACATCAAGTGCAATCTCAAGCCATTCACTGTTACTGTGGGTGACACAATCCAATTCACCAATGACCGATTTGGTTTCAGCAGTAAAATATTTGAAGTGGTCAACTGGAATTTCTCATCTGATCCTGCGGATATGGGGATTAACCTCACACTGCAAGAAACATCATCCACGGTCTTTGATTGGGATGCTGAAGAAACAGCGTTTGAGCAAGACAACACAACGTTACCTAACCCATTCGATGTCGTTGCACCAGGTCTGTCAGTGACAGATACATTAAGGACATTCAACGAAGAAGCAGTGACATTCTTAGTGGCAAACGTCACGGCATCGAATCTGTTCGCAACTGAGTTTGAAGTGGAAGCCAGAAAGTCAGGCGACACCGAATACACAAATTTGGGACGCGCATCGGGTAATCGGTTTGAATTACCAAACGTGGAAGATGACGCAACCTATGAAGTCAGAGCCAGAACCATCACATCGATTGGCGTGAAATCATCATACACAGAGGTTTCTCATCAGGTTGTTGGTAAGGCCGCACCGCCATCAGATGTCACTAACTTCAAAGTCAATATCACTGGCACTGAGGCGCATTTATCATGGGATGCAGTTACAGACCTTGATTTATCACATTATCGCATTAGACACGCTTCTGAAACGTCTGGCGCAACTTATTCCAACTCACAAGACTTGGCGCGTAAGGTATCGCGTCCTGCAACCTCTGTGGTTGTTCCTGCAAAGACCGGAACGTACTTTTGCAAGGCAGTTGATAAGTTAGGCAATTCATCAACGAATGCCGCATCGTCTGTTGCGATTATCAACAACGTCAATGGCGGCAATGTGGTTCAGACAGTCACAGAGTCTCCGACATTCCCTGGTACTAAAACTAACTGTCAAGTGGTATCAAGTGCGTTAGTTATTTCTTCTGGTAACTCATCGGCAACTTACGATTTTAATACCACGGTGGATTTAGGTGCTAAGTACCAATCACGCCTGACAAGTAGCATTACAGTGCAGCGTCTCGACAGATCAAGCCTGTTCGATTCGGCGGGTGGCTTATTCGATTCACGCGCAGGATTGTTTGATGGTGTCGGTGATTTTGATGATATTGATACAGTGATCCAAGTACGGCATACAGACGATGATCCATCGGGTTCACCAACCTGGTCAGACTATCGTGCATTTGATTCAGGTGAGTTTGCGGCTCGCGCCTTCCAGTTCCGAGTATTACTCAGTGGTGAATCAACCAACGTATCACCTCAGATCACCGATCTGTCTGTGACAGTGGATATGCCTGATCGAGTCATTGCAGAATCAGATATTGCATCTGGCACATCGGCTAAATCAATCACATTCAGTCCTGCGTTCAAGGCGTTGGATGGTATTGGAATCGCGGCAAGCAATATGGCATCTGGTGATTATTATCAGGTGACAAGTAAGAGTGCGACGGGATTCACCATCACGTTTTACAACAGCAGTGATACAATTATCGACAGAACGTTTGATTACGTTGCACGAGGATATGGAGAAGTCATCTAATGTCTCAACATGATTTGGAAATTGCGAACCAGACATTCCCTGCGACTCGCAGTGATTTGAACAATGCGTTGCAAGCCTTGGGTTCATTACAGTCTGGCGCAACTGCACCGTCCACGACTTATGCGAATCAACTGTGGTATGACACAGCAAACGACATTCTATATCTTAGGAATGAAGCAGATGATGCCTGGATTGAAGTCTTTGATGTGAATCAGACAAGCGATGTGATTGAGTTGACTTCTAAACTCAAAGCACCCAACGGATCGTCATCACTTCCATCCATCACGTTTGATTCAGACACAGACACCGGATTGTATCGGTCTGCCGCGAACACGATTGGTATGACTCTTGGCGGCAATGATAACTATGAGTTTACGTCTACTGGATCAACCACGATTTCTGGCGATAGCGCGTTTCTGATTATTGATGACACGAACGGCACAACTGCAAACACAGTCAATGCGGTTCGGTTCGATGCCTCTGGTTCATCTGCGGGATATGTTGGGATGTCAGGTAGTTCTACCTTAACGGTGAAGAACTACAACACGACTGGCGGTCTGATCGACTTTGTTGTTGACTCAACCACGATCATGCAAGCATCTGAGACCAACGTGGCTCTGGCGGCGGCTACTGTGACAGCAGCTACCCCGACAACAGGCGACAGTTCAACCAAGGTGGCAACCACTGCTTTTGTACAGCAAGAGATTACAGCGAACGCCTATGGCGATTCAGATGTTAAAACGTTATTCAACGCAACGGGTGAGTCTGCGCCATTCTTTGCGGCTAGGGCATTCGTGAATTTCGATGGAAGCATTGCGAGTCCAACGATTAGCACATCAGGCAATGTTTCTGGCGTGACGCGAACTGCAACTGGTAAATATACCGTTACTTTCTCGACAGCGATGCCCGATACAAATTATGTGGTTTTTTCTCAAGTTGTTGGTGATTCTGGCGAAGCACGAGAATACATGGCTTATGAGAAAACCAAGTCAACTGGCAATGTAACGATTGAAGTGCAACGCGAAGAAACAGAAGCATTCGTCAATGCAAGTTCTATCAACGTAATTATCTTTGGGTGATGTAAATGGCTGACAAGAAAATATCCGATCTTAATGCAATCACTGGTGCGAATACTGCCGATGGTGACTTGTTCGTCATTGTAGACACCAGTGCCAATGAAACCAAAAGCATCACAAAGGCTGAGTTGTTCAACCAGGACATCACGATTGGCGGTGATCTAACGGTACAAGGAACAACCATCACTGTTGACTCTGCGACTGCACAGACAGTTGACCTTGGCGACAATGACAAGATTCGTCTTGGAGACGGTGACGATCTTCAGATTTATCATGATGGCACTGACAGCTATATTAGCAACTCAACTGGCGATCTCAAATTATCTGGGAACACAGACGTAACAGGCACAGTCACAGCGGATGGGTTGACTGTTGATACAGATACGCTTCATGTTGATTCGACAAATAATCGTGTAGGGATTGGTACGACGAGTCCTGATACGCTTATTCATGCCTATTCAGCAGATAACACTGTTTTGCATTTAGAGTCTACGGATGCAAACGTCTATTTAAAATTCTCTGATTCTAATACAACTAATGGCGGGTTTATTGGATACGAAACAGAGGATATGAGTTTTTATACAAACAACTCAGAAGCAATGCGCATCGACTCCAGTGGTAACGTAGGGATTGGTACGACGAGTCCTTCTTGTGGCTTGCATATCGACAATCCAAGCAATGGCGCAATTACACAAATCCTCGACACCGATAATTCAGCCGTCAAGATAGTATTTAGAAATACCTCTGAAACTGGAAATAATTTACAAATCGGAGCGGATGGTTCTAATCTTGTAGCGTTTACTGGCGGCACAGAACGCATGCGCATCGACTCCAGTGGTAACTTAGGGGTTGGTACGACGAGTCCTTCTTCTCATTTACATGTTAATCAGCCAGACGGTAATCCTGCAACCATTACCATAAGCAATACAAATGGCACTGCAAAAGTAGAAGCAGATGATGATTTTTTGAATTTGTATGCAGATAGTCATC